GCCGCAGGAACTAGTAACAGAGTCGGCGGGATTATATTCGTAAGAGCAGACGGCGTGCAATACCGCGCTAAAGGTTCTTGGAGCTATAATCTTGGTCAACCAATGAGAGAAGAAGTTGTTGGCAGTGATTCAGTTCACGGCTTCAAGGAAACTCCACAAGCTCCATATATTTCAGGTGCTATCACAGATACAACTGATTTAAACATGACTGAGCTTTTGAATGTTTGCGATGCGACTGTACAACTTGAACTTTCAAACGGTAAGATTGTTGTTTTAGAACAAGCTTTCTTTTCTGGCGAAGGTTCAGCTACTACAGAAGAAGGTGAGATTGAAGCGAAATTCATCGGGATTTCAGCACAGGAAGTACGTTAAGAAACGGGGGACTTCGGTCCCCTTTAAGTTTTAACAAAGGGGCCAAATATGAGCGAAGCTACGAGTAAAGAAAACAGCTTAGTCTTAAAGTATCCAGTCAAGCTAGGTACTTTAGATGAAGTCAAGGTTCTTAATTTCCAAAGGATTAAGGGCAAGCAACTCAGAAAATTCAATATGAGTAATCCATCAATGGATGACCTACTTGAGTTGGCTGAAAAAATCACCGGACAAACTACTGCTTTTTATGACGAGATACTTTCATTTTTCTGCTACTGAGATGATGGAATTTACAGCTGAAGACATTCACTTTTGGAATGACATATTAGCCGAACAGGTTAAGGAGATGAACAAACATGCCAGCAAATGATTTACGGTTAAATATTACGGCAGTTGATCGAGTCTCGAAGACTATCAACAAAGTAGTATTTTCAATTAATCGTATTAATCGTGCTAGCAAAGGCATCAACTCTAAATTTACTAAAATGGATCGCAGGCTTAAATTAGTTGGTCAAACAGCGGTTAAAGTCGGTAAGAAGATGCAAGCAATTGGCGGGAGTTTAACTAGAAAGTTAACAAATGCTGAATGAAATAGCCGGAGCCGCTGGTCAATTAGGCGTCAAAGGAAAAGATAACATTGAAAAATTCACAGAGACCTTTGCTAAATTACAGATAGCATCGGATATTTCTGGCGAAGACGGTGCAAAGTCGATTGCTCGAATCCTCACAGTCACGGGCGATGGTGTTAAAAACATTGATCGTTTTTCCTCCGCAATCGTCGATCTAGGTAACAACTCAGCAGCTGGCGAAGCTGAAATTCTGGGTGTTGCCAATAGAGTCGCTGGTGCCACAGGGCGTTTTAAGTTGGGAGCCGCGAACGTCCTGGGTATCTCGACTGCATTAAAGTCATTAGGCAAGAACGCTGAATCTTCTGGTACTGTAATCGGAAGAACCTTCAATCAAATTGATCAAGCATTGCGTAATGGTGGAAGAGAACTAGAACAATTAAAAGCAATCACCAAACTAAGTGGCGAAGAACTTAGAACAGCTTTTGCAGAGGATTCAACATCCGTATTTAAAAAGGTTGTTGATGGTCTAGCAAGAATGAAGGGTGAAGGCAAAAACACCGTTCAAGCAATGAATAACCTAGGGCTCAAAGGCGTCAGAATAAATGACGTAATGGGAACGCTCATTGATAAAAATGAGGTTCTGACAAAATCACTTAAGAGATCAAACCAAGCTTATAAAGATAATGCCGCATTAAATGCAGAAGTTGCAGAGCAAAGTAAATCATTCAATGCTGCAATGGTCGGATTTAAAAACACACTTGTGAGATTACAAGTACGGCTTGGGAAATTCCTTGCACCAGCAATTGTTTTTGTGACTAAAAAACTTAAGGGCATGATGGAATTTTTTGATAAGAATCCAGCTATCGAAAAATTTGTATTTGTCTTAGGTGGAATACTAGCAGTGCTTGGACCAATCATTGCGATGATTGGAACGTTTGTCACGGCGGCTGGCGGGTTCTTAATTGTTAAGTCAATGCTTGGAGCTTTAGGAATATCAGTTGGGGCTATCTTAATTGTATTCGCAAAATTTATTGCTATAGCCGCTGTAGTAGCTTTCGCGGCCGTAACAATATATAGAGCTTGGGGACCAATAAAACAATTTTTCTCTGACCTTTGGAACGACCCAATGGTAGCAATTAAAACATTTGTTGGTTTCATTACATCAATATTTTTAGGCAATGGAATAGCCAATGCCTTAATAGATAACTGGGAAAATATAGGATCGTTTTTTGTCAGCATTTGGAATGCACCGATCAATGCTGCAAAAGGATTCTTAAAGGTTATCGACAAAATAATCAATTCGGCTCAACCAGTTAAGGCAGCCTTCGGTGCAATCTCAGGGACATTTAGTGGAATTAAAGAGGCTGCGACAGGGGCATTCTTAACAGCCGGCGATAAACTGTCGAATCTATTTGGGCGCGAACCTTCAAGTGCCGGAGCATTAAAAACGCCGCCGCAGCCAGAAGCTAATATTGGGGCTAGAGAAGTTAAAAAACAAGCGGATAATAGAGAGTTTTTAACTAGAACAAACAATGCGAGGGTATCTCTTGACTTTAAAAATAAGCCAGAAAATGTGTCAGTTAAATCCTCAAAAGATTCTTCTGGATTCTTGGATATTAATAATGGCTTACTGGGGGCTTTATAGATGTCAAATCAAACCAGTTGGAGAAGAAATCTAAGACCGGCTAGCTTTAGGAATCTATCGTTTTTCATTGATACCTCGACCTTTACAACTGGTAGACGAGTTGTATTGCATGAGTATCCAGACAGAGCACAAGGTTTTCCGGAAGATTTAGGTAAGATTCCAAGAAGCTTTAAACTCGACTGCCACATTATTGGTGACGATTATTTTCAGCAAAAGCAATCACTCATCGAAGCATTCGAGAGGCAAGGAACCGGCGAACTAATTCATCCGTATTACGGGACAATAATAGTTCAGACCGGAACCGTAACAATAAACGAAGACACGGGTCAGGGAAGAATTGCTGCATTCAGCGTTCAATGTTATGCCGCTGGCGACAACACTTTTCCAAACAATGTTCAAGATAAAATAGCCGTATTACGAAATAGAACAGAAGTTTTATCTCAAACAGCAAAACAAGAATTTGATAATAATTTTTCAGTTGAAGCACTTCCAGGCTTTGCAGTTGAGTCAGCAAGAGCTAAAATATCAGAGGTGTCGAGATTGTTTGATCAATCCACTCAGGGTTTTGTTACTCTAAGTGAAGAAGCTAGCAGGCTAGCTTTTGGCACTAGGAACCTAATTGCTGAAACTGATGCTTTACTTCAGGCCCCTGAGGTACTTAGTGATAGGCTTTTAGGTTCTTTTGTATTAGTCGGTGATACGCTCACATCCGCCAGAGATAGATTTTCTGCGACAAGCGCATTCACCACGTTTGGTGATAACGACGATCCAATTCCTCAAACAACTCAGACTAGAGTTCAGCAAAGCAAAAACAATTTTGTATTTAATACATTTATAAAACAAGTAGCAATTGCCAATGCAGCAAATGCGGCTGTAGACGTGGAATATGACAATATTCAAGAAGCCAATGAGGCTCGTCAAACAATAAGCGCACTCATTACAGAGCAGCTTGAAACCACAGGTAACGATGATACTTATCAGGCTCTACTCGATTTAAACGCAGTCTTAGTCAGGTCGCTACCAGATATTGATAACGATCTTCCAAATATTGAAAATTTCAGAACACCCATTACAACCAACTCCTTGGTGGTGGTTTTTCCATTACTTCCCGTA